GACGTAGTTTTCGCTGATGACGTACAGCCGGACTTTGGCATCCCGTGGGTGCCGATTCCACCCGCCCCCGAGCTGGCCACCTGGCCCAAGGAGAAGCTGGCCGAGTACCTGGCCTTTCGCCAGCAGCGGGAGCAGGACGCCCTGAACAATCCGGTTGGTGCGGGGTGGATCCTGCCGTCGTGGCAGGATGTGATGGACAACTGGAAGAAGTACCAGATCCATGTCATCCTGGGCGGCAACCGCTGTTTGCGCGGAGACACGCCTATCTATGATCCAATCCTGGGTGTTACCCGTCGAATTGATGAGATTCGCGGAGAACATCACGTCTATGCCTTTGACGGAAACAGACTCGTAATCGCCAAGGCGGAAGAACCGTTTTCTAAGACGCCTGGGCCAATGCTGAAGATAAGGCTTTCAGATGGTAGGGAAGTCGTTGGTGCCGATGAACACCAAGTGCTTTCTTCAAGCGGTGTGTGGAGGCAGCTTTCTGAACTGCGCGTTGGAGACGCACTTTTCCGTCCTGTGACCATTTCGGGCAACGACCCTTCAGATCCTGTGCTAGATGTTCTGCGTTGGAAGAAAACACAATCAGGTTTTCAACCCGATTGTCGTCACGTTTCCCATTTATGTGATGAACTACTTCGTGAGGCAGAAGATACCTACCCAGGTGTTTTTCCATCACTAGACGATGTTCCCATACATACTTTGCTTTTCTATAGTACTTGCCGTGTGCGTTCGCAGCTCGCCTTTGGTTTACAGCAACGCAACTTGGGTGTTCTGGACAGAATGTTTTCACGTATCCCATTCTTGAAACAATTCTACCGCCTCGCCACTCTGGATGACCTTCACCAGCACGCGGCCCTGTACGTTGGCAACGAATCCCGTGCTTCTTGCACACCTTATAAATCAACTTTGGCGTTATGCGATGATCCAAACTTTGCCGTAGGTGTTCGGCAATTTGTTGCTGAGTTTGACCGGAGGAGATCCACCCGCGAATCTGCTCTACAGGATAATCAATGGAATTGTGCTTTGGCATACGTCACCGGAATAGCCAAGGCGGGAATAGAAGTCAAGTGGGATATGACTGTTCCCACCTATGGCAACTACGTAGCCGCCGGATTGGTTCATCACAACTCCAGCAAGTCGGTCTGTGCCTCGCGCCTGTGCGTGTGGGCGGCGGGCAACATCCCCAACGCGGAGGTGCGCAACTACCACGTCAACGAGGACCGCAGCATTGAGGATCAGCAGCGCATGATCTGGGATGCCTTGCCGCTGGGCGTGCGCTCGCTGCCCACCAAGAAAGGGGTCCACCACTCCGTCCAGTACAGCCAGAAGAACGGCTTCACGGACAACATCTGCATCCTGCCGCCCATCTCCGGTGCCCGCCGTGGCGGCTCCATCAAGTTTGGCAACTACCGGCAATATCAGGCTGACGCCCAGGTGGCGGAAGGTTTCAAGGCGCATGTTATCTGGTGCGATGAGGAGTGCCCGCAGAAAATGTTTGAGACGCTGCACTACCGAACCGTTGACTACCATGGCCGCATTATTCTCACGTTCACAACGCTCACCGGCTGGACTCCCCTCGTCCAAGACATCCTTGGCAAGACCCGCACCCTCAAGAAGCGGTTTGCTCCCTTGGTCGGAAAAGAGCTACCCGTCATGCAGGAAAGCCTGTCCCGTCCGGGAGCGATCATCTACTACTTCTGGACGGAGGATAACCAGTTCATCGACACCAGCGACTTCCAGGTAAAGATCAAGGGTCGCCCGCGTGATGAGGTGCTGGCTCGCGCCTACGGCATCCCCACCAAGGCTATCCAGTCGGTCTTCCCTGGCTTTAATAAGGACGTGAACGTAATAAAGCATGAAGACCTACCGTTTAATAAAGACCCGGACTACCGTGTCACGCGGTACATGTCTATTGATCCTGCGGGAAGCAAAAACTGGTTCATGTTGTGGGTTGCAGTTGATTCCGCCGGGACTTGGTGGGTCTATCGCGAGTGGCCGGATTACGATGATTGGGCACTCCCTGGAAACACTATTGAGGGCAAACCCGGACCTGCCCAAAGAGGTGCGCACCGGGGGATACGAGATTACGTTGAGCTTATCACCAGTTGCGAAAACGAGGAAACGATCTACGAGAGGATCATTGACCCGCGCCTTGGCAAAGCCGAGCGCCAGTCCCTAGAGGGTGCCACTACCATCATTTCCGAGCTGGATGACGCCGACATGACGGTTATCCCGGCCCCCGGCGTGGAGATTGAGAACGGGCTCCAGCTTATCAACAACCTTCTCTCCTACGACGACAGTCGGCCCATTTCCGCCCTGAACGGACCCCGGCTTTACATCTCCGACCGTTGCCAGAACCTCATCTATGCCATGAACGAGTACACGGCCAAGGGCGGCAAGGAAGAGGCGACCAAAGACCCAATTGACTGCCTGCGCTATCTTTGCGAAAGCAACTGCGAGTATTACGAGTACAACAAGGCGGCAGAGCAGCAAAATCGCACCTTCTCCTACTGATTTAGCTTGCAAGCCCTTTCGGGCTCATTAGTGGAGCTACTATATGAGTAGCATCGAGGGTGTTACCACCTACCCCAATGATCCGGGTTTACAGTTGGCTCCGAGCGACGACGACGGGCCGGACTTTAATCAGCTCAAGAAGGCTTTTGAGGACTGCGTGCGCGACAACCAGCCGTACATTGACCAGTGCCGGTTGAACTACGAGACGCGCTTTGCCATCTGGAACGGCCAGTCCAGTGATGGTAAAAAGCACACCCGCGAAGGCAGCAAGGTCTCCCCTACCCCGTGGGACGGTGCCTCCGACCTGCGCGTGTTCCTGGTTGACAACATCATCAACAAGAAGGTGGCGATGGTGGCGACCGCATTTCGTCGCGCCAACCTGTCCGCCGTGCCGGTGGAATCGGGCGACCTGGTTCGCTCACAGATGGTCAGCAACTTCATGCGCTGGCTTATCCAGACGCAGATCCCCGAGGTAGACCGCGAGCTGGAACTGGCCAGCAACTACTTTTTCGAAAAGGGCATTTCCGTCACTGGACAGTTTTGGGAGAAACGGCGCGAGAAGGTACAGGTCAACATCAGCATTGAGGCGCTGCAAACGCAGTTTCCCAACGTCAATGTGACCGCTCTGATTGCCGACGACGCGGCATCCGACGACATCAAGGCACTCTTTGAGGAGCAGTTTGGGGTGACGCGGGCCAAGGCGGGCAAAATCCTGCGCGAACTACGCAAGCACGGTCAAGCCACCGTCCCCATGGAGGGACCGGAGCGCAGTTATCCGGTTATACGAGCCTTCAATCTGGACGAAAATCTGTTCATCCCGTCGTTTTCTACCGATTTGGAGAATGTTTCCGGCATCTACCGGCTGGAATACTTCACGCCCGAGCAGTTGCGGCGTATGGTCAAGGATGACGGCTGGGACGAGGAGTGGGTGGAGAAGGCGATTGAGACGCAGCGTGGTCGGATCCTCACGGTTTCACCGTCAGAGTTCCAGCAGGGGCTATCCCGCTCGTTTGTCTACACGCAGCAGCGATTCACGGACAAGATTGGCATCGTTTACGCCTATCAGCGACTGTCAGATGAGGATGGCTGTCCCGGTGTCTATTGCACGGTTTTCAATCCGTTCCTGCCTCCCGATTCTGAGCAGCCGGGATATGCCAAGTTTGGCCTGCTCGGCTATGCCCACGGGCAATATCCATTTGTACTGTTCCGCCGCGAGTACCTGACCCGCCGCCTGCACGACTCCCGTGGTCTGCCCGAGCCCGGTAAACCGTGGCAAGACCAGATCAAGGCGCACAAGGACAGCCGCATTGACGCCGCTTCGCTGGGAATCCTGCCTCCGCTGTGCCACCCACAGGGCCGTCCGCCTGGCCGCTGGGGTCCGGGTGCGCTGATTTCTGAGCGTCGTGCCGGCGAGTACCATTACGCCGACCGGGTTATCCCGGACATGAACACGGACGAGAGCGAGCGTCTGTTGGAAGCCGGCTTCAAGGAGTACAACGGGTTTGCCTCCGAAGAGGGCGACCAGAGCAAGGATCCCATTTTCAACCAATGGGAAATCGACAAGTTCCTCTCCTGTCTTTCCAAGGCGTTTCGCCAGGTGTGGAAGTTGTACAAGCAGTATGGCAACGACCAGGTGATGTTTCGTGTGATGGGCGTCAAGAGCGCCGACCCAACGGTGTTCCAAAAAGGCGACATCAACGAGGAATACGACTTCTATCTAGCGTGGGATGTTCAGTCGCCGGATTTTGAGAAGATGGCGCAAAAGTGGCAGGCCATCATCCAAGGGGCGCAAACGCTTGACCGCGAGGGCGTAATTAACTGGGGCGAGTTGTGTCAGGCGTTTGTGGCTTCCATCGACCCGAATATTGCCGAGCGCATCATTCAGCCAGTTTCCACGGGCCAGCAGAAGATTGTGGAGGATGAGTTGCAGGATCTCACGCAGATCTTTGCCGGCATCCCGAAGAACATCAAGATTGGCACGCCGCCGCAGTTGGGCCTGCAAATCATGCAGCAATACATGCAGCAGCCCGACGTGCAGCAGCGGTTTGGCAGTGACGAGGCGTTTAAGGAGCGCATTGAGGCCCGCGCCAAGCAGTACCAGCAACAGATCCAGCAGCAGAAGAACGCTGTTACGGGCAGGCTGGGCGCACAGATGCCTGGGCCGATGCAACCGACTCCCGTTCCCGGCCAAGCAGCTTGATGAAACCCAAGAAACGCCTATTAACGCCGACCGAGAAGACTGAGCGAATCCAGAACGCAATGAGGATGCTGGTGGGCAACGATGCCTTCCAGGACTTCATTGAGGAACTGCGCGAACAGCAGCACAATGCCATGCTGGATGGCATTAACGAGGCTGTTTTGAAGGAGGAGCGGCTGGCGCTGGCCATTGCCGGTGAAATCCGGGCCTACGAAGGCATTATTTCCCTATATGACGCCCTTGTGCAGCAGCGTCTGACAGAGGCGGATATAGAGGCGGAACGGGTTGCTGAGTAAAAAATCTGCTAGGCTTGCAAGATTTCTTGTTGACATAAGCCCTCCTTATCAACAGGAGTGCGTTACTTGGCCATTAGCCATGTTAATGCCCTTGGGGGCGTAAAACCCATGGAAACGTCAACAGTTCAAACAGCCCCTTCACAGCCTGCGGAGGCGAAAGCGCCGGAAGCGAAAAGTGATGCAAGAAGTACCGGGAACATGAGTGTCGCGCAAGCTGCGCAGCGCCTCCTTAACATGGAGCGCGAAACAGCCCAGGCGAAAGCGGAACATGTCCCCACCCCTCCAGAACCGGAGGTGGTTGAAACTTCCGCACCGACAGAAGCGGCGCAAGCCGATCCTGCCGAACCAGAAGCCAAGCCTGAACCGGAGCTACAAGCCGAGGTGCCAGAGGAAGCTGATGGAGACAACGTTCCTTCACACGACTTAACACCCGAGCTTCAAAAGAAGATCGACAAGAGGATTGGCAAGGAGGTGGCCAAGCGGAAGGCGCTGGAGGCGCAGTTGAACGAGATGAAGCTGGAAATCGCCCGACAGGCGCAGGCCCAGCAACAGACTCCACAGACCGCACCGATAGTACCGTTGCCGCAAGGGACCGTCCCGCTGGCAAACGTTCAGGACGTACAAGGACTGGTGCAACTACAGCAGCAGGCCAAGGAAGCCAAGAGGTTTGCCGAGGAGCAGTTGGACAGGGATGACTTTGAGCCCGTGCAGGTGGGTGACAACCTACTCGATAAATCGGCGCTTAAAACCATCATCCGTAACGCCAACAAGACCCTGGAGGACGACATTCCCAGCCGCTACCAGTTCTTGCAGGCGCGGAATCAGGCACAGCAGGCGGCTTTCGAGAAGTTTCCCTTCTTGAAGGACAAGAGCGCACCTGAGTACGTGCAGGCCCAAACGGCCTACCTGCAAATGCCGTGGCTACGGAATCTGCCCAACGCCGACTGGATTATAGGCGTGCAGATCGAGGGGCTAAAGGCAATGGAAGCGAGAGAAAAGGCCAAGACCGCCAGAGCACCGGCCAAGCCGGTCCCGGCGATTTCCACCAAACCCCCAGCCAGTCAGGCGGTCGTTTCTTCCGCTGGAGGAGACACCAGAAGTGCAGCGGCCAAGGACAAAAACACCATGGACGCATATCGGGCGCAGTTGTCTAAGAAGGGCGGTGTAACGGCGCAGGAGGCGGTGCAGTTCCTGTTGGCAAGAGAACAAGCTAAAAAGAACCGTTAACCATGGCACTTTCAACTACATATAGTGTTGCTGGTGATCGTGAGGATCTTACCGATTTTCTCACGATTCTCAGCCCCGAGGACACCCCCAAGGTGTCCACGTTCCCCAAGTCCAAGCGTATGTCCAATGCTTACCAGGAATGGCAAGTGGACTCGCTTTCCGCCGTGAACTTCGCGGGCGTTCCTGAAGGTCAGGACGTTCTCTCGTTCACCAATCAGGCCGTCAATCGCGCCCGCCTGGGCAACTATGTCCAGCAGTTCCGCGAGCAGTGGATGGTCTCCCGCTTGCAGGAGGCTTCCGATGTGGCCGGTATTTCGTCCGAGGTGGCCAACGCCAAGATGAAGGCGATGCGCCAGCTCAAGCGGTCTATCGAAGCCTGCATTGGTTCCGACAATGACCGCCAGCAGGAATCCCCGCCTCTTCCGTACAAGATGCGGGCGCTTGGCGGCTGGATTAACGCTTCCCCCGGTTCCGACGTTCCGGCGGCGTTTCGCACGCCTTCCGCGAACATCGACACCACGACCACCGGAGCGTTGGGTGAGAGCGCGTTCAACGACGTGTTCCAGTCCATCTTCCAGCAGGTCGGCGGACGCCGCTCTTACTCGCTGTTTGCTGGTCCGTCGCTCAAGCGGTCCATCAGCAAGTTCCAGCGCCAGGAGGGCACCAGCACGGCCAAGAGCTACATGGTCACGCAGGACGCCACGGAGCACAAGATTGACCTCGACGTGACGATTTACGTGGGCGACTTCCACACCGTCACGATTGTCCCGGATCTGTTCAACGGCATCCTTGATGCGGCGGATCCTTCCACGACGACTAACCAACAGAAGGCTCGCGGTTATGTCATCGACCCAGACCTCGTTGGAATCGGCTACATGCTTGGCATTGAGTCCAACGAGCTTCCTGACCTTGGTGGTGGACGGCGCGGGTTCATTCTCGCTGCGCTCACCCTCATGGTGAAGAACCCACTCGGTCTCGGCAAGTTCGCCGGGGCGAGCTAAACTGAACCATAGGAGGAAACTACCATGGCAGATACAGCAACTACTCTTGGCCGCACCGCCAAGTCCGTCCTCTCCCTTCAGGAGCAGGCGCGTGGCTTCTCGCACAAGTTCACCATCACCTATGATGACGTGAACAATGGCACCGGGGCCACTGATACCGAAACCGTCACCCTTGGCACCACGCCCAGCAAGTGGTACGTGGACAAGGCGTTGGTGAATGTCCGCACGGCTTTTGCTGGCACGACGGCTTTCACGCTGACCGTTGGCACGACCACGACCGCCGACCTGTTCGTCACCTCGCAATCGGTGAAGACGCAGGGCGTGCTCCTGAGCGTTCCGACCAGCGCGGCAATCAAGCAGGTTACGGCAGCTACCTCGTTGACCGCCGTGTTCACTAATGCCACGGGTGGCTCTCCGAGCGCCCTTACGGCTGGTGTGGTGGACATCTACCTCA